CCTTCTTCTGGCAGGAACAGACTGCGGATCATGGGACCTAGTTCTGGATCGCGGGCCGGGATTTGTTGCAGGTTGGGGTTGGACATTGAAATGCGCCCCGAGACGGTTCCGCCGTCATCAGAACGAATTTGGTTAATGTGGCTGTGAATACGGCCGTCGGCCCGGCAGTGCTTCATTATTGTGTTAATGAACGTGCCGGACGTTTTGTTCAGGTTCCGCGCTTCGACAATAAGCTTCGCGATTGGATGCTCATGCTCTTGCAGAAACTGTTTGGTGAAGCTTGGCGCGCCCTTTTCGGTTTTGGGATATCCAATATCCATACCATCAAAAGCTTTGGCCAAGGATTGAGCGGCCCAGATTTCAACGTTAGTTCCGGTGAGCCTTTTAATTTCCTGAAGAACGATTTTTTCGCGTTTTAAGAGACCGTTGCGTGTGATTTCGACCTTGTTCTGGTCAATGCGAACGCCCCGCATAGTCATGTCTACGAGGCAAGGCAGGAGGTCCAGTTCCAAATCGGCAATGGTGGTTAGGTTTTCTTTACGGATTTGTCCGGTGAAATAATTCCACAATTCAAGAGTAAGCTCGGCGTCGGCTTCCGCGTAGGGTCCGACGTACATGGCTGGCATCTTCCACATCTCAGCCTTCGGGTCGATGCCAAACTCGCGCGCTGCTTCTACCAAACCCTTTTCCGATTTGGTTTTGTTCAGCAGGTCGTAGGATAGTGCGTTCAGGCTATAGCTGAAGCGATTTTCGTCCAGTAACGATGCGATGACCATCGTGTCGATAATCCGACCCTTAACTTCAAACCCGGTAGCCTTGATCCATCCGAGGTCGTACTGGGCGTTGTGCATCACCTTGTCTGCCGGGCATTCAAACACCTTTTTAAGCCATCGGGACACGATGCGCTCGTCGAGATTTCCACCACCGAAATGCTTTACAGGCAGATAACCAGACCAACCGTCCACGGCGACGGCATAACCTACGATAAATCCGTCTTTGGTCGGCCACCCTGGACCGTTTGATTTCAGGTTGGGGTCCGAGGTTTCGACGTCGATTGCAATTGTTTTCGCTGACGTGATGTCGGGCAGTTCCAGCGGGGGAACCCATTCGCTTTTTGGCGCAAACATCGCCATTTGCAATTTAGTCAACCTGTTTTTCCTTCAAAGCGAACTCAGCACCGAGGGCCGTGTACCCCGCCTTATCGACCCAGCTATCTTTATGATCCAGCGTGGATAACAACCGGCAGGTCTTGAGCCAATCCATCATGAGCGCGACGTGTGCGGGTGTCAGATATCCAGAATTTGACAACGCTCCGCGCATAATCACGTTCCAACCCTCTGCAATCCGAGCATGGTTTTCATAAGCGTCGCCATAATCTGTAGCCCGTTGACCGTTAATTAGCTTTTCAGCTTTTGATAGGATTTGTTCACGGTTCATACGTAATAGCTCCTTGCTGCATCTTCGGGTTCTACGAGGACAAGGGTGTCCTTGGTTCGAGTAATTCCGACATAAAACACCCGGTGCATGTCGTCCGGATTGCGCTGCATGTCATCATCTGCGGCTTTAGTCAGACTAGTGTAGAGAACAACGTTGTCGGCTTCGCCGCCTTTTGAACCGTGGATCGTGGACAACGAAATCCGGGGTTCAGCGTTGAACTTTTCGCCGCGGCGCAAAAGAGCCGTAACATATGCCCTGTCGGTCTCCGGAATTTTATCCAAAGCTTCTGACCAAATCATGGATTGATCTGCCAACAGGCCGTGGTTTTCCATCAAGGCGGACATACTAACGACGTCATCATCCTCTAGGCCTGTAAGCTTCTTAAATCCGCGCTTTATCCGCGTCCCGGCAGACATAAAAGCATAAACCTGCCGCGCTAGCACAACAGGGATTGAATGTCCCCGGCGTAAAGTCTCCCACCCGTTCACGGCATCGGATAATTTCTTGCCAATGGACCGTGAGCCGCGGTAATTAAACAGATATCCGCCGGATTTAAGCCACGCGGCAGCGTCTTGCAGCATGTATCCCGCTTGAGACAGGATGAGCCATTCCCCATCGCTCATGTCTAAATATTCAATGCCCGCCACAGTTTGGACGTGCCCTTCCTCGTTTTTTGGTTCGTACCTCTTTGGGAACCGGCGGTTAATGCGACTGGCGACGGTCTGCGCGACGGCATGAACTCGACGCGGCACTCGGTACGATTGAGAAAGCGTTTCTGAACCGCCGGGGAGGTTGATGAAGTGGTCAACGTCGGCACCGGCCCATCGGTAAATCGCTTGGTCGTCGTCTCCTGCGCAATAAGTTCGCGTCGAGTTCTCGTCTAAAATATGCGCGAGGTCCCATTGCAACGGGCTAAGGTCTTGAGCTTCGTCTATGAAGCACAGATCGAAATGCGGGCAGGTCATAGGCGCGGACCGTATAAATTCATCCAGCATATCTGTGAAGTCATAAAGGCCCATGTTGCCCTTGTATGCCTCCAAGCTTGTAGCAACGTAATTCACGACGTTCCAAGACTCGTCTAAACTGCTTTCGTTATATTGGTCTCGCAAATCCACCTTCCGCAGGCGGGCGAGGTTGATAACGTTCAGGATGGGGTTTTTGTTCGACGTAATGGCAGTAATGTCTTCCTCGAACGCGCCTACTTGGGTGGAGCTGTAAACCTCTACGCCTATCGTTTCCGACAGCTCTCGGTAGTGCTCCTCCTGCATAACCTGCTCACCACGAATATTGCTCAGAGACATGGCTAAAGAGTGCAGCGTTCGGAAGTAACTCAAGTCTTTCTTAGGGTCGAGGTTAAAACGCGCTGCGGCACGGTCCCTGGCCTCATTGGCCGCCTTGCGAGTGAAGGCTAAGAACGCGATCTTATGCGGGTGTATGCCGCTCTCCAGGGCTTCATCGACCATGTTCAGAAGCGTAGTGGTCTTTCCGGTGCCGGGCGGTCCAAAAATGCGAAACATTACTGTTTTCTGCCAAAATAGTCCGGTCGATTTTCTAAGATCGCATGACCTTCCAGAACAATTTGTCGAATCCGCTCTCGACTAAGATCAAACCGCTGGGCAATGCTGGGCAGCGTTCTTTTCTCCAGAACGCGCATCCGCCAAATATTCCAATTCCTCTCCCGGTGTCTCTTTCGAAAATCCTCCATCAGAACGGAACCTCCGCCTGACGTTTTAGCCGAGACGTGTCGAAAACCATATCGGCGGTTTCAAAGGCAGGTATTTGCCACACACGCACGGAGCGTCCTTTAATTTTAAGAACAACGCTGTCGCCGTTAATGTCGCGCAGCCGTTGCGCAATCTTATGGCTTTTGTACTCGAAGAACTTATTTTTGCGCAGGTGCGCCTCAAAATCCTTCAACCGGAAGAAAGTCTGGTTCTTTTCTTCGTCGGTCCACGGACGTCGCAGCAAGATTTCTTCTTTGTCTTGAGCCTGCTGTAGGTGTCGGCAGAACTCTTCCAGATAGTCGTAGAACTGCCCGCTAATGCTGGCATCCTGCGCCACCTCTACGATGGCACTTTCGTTGTCCCTCATCTCTGTCAAAAGCGCACCAATGCGTGCCTCCCACTGGGCCTTGGCCAACGACATGGGCATGAAGTTCAACTGCTCCATGCAGGCTTTCTGAAACACCGGCTGGTTCATCAAAGCGTCAGTGTCTAACTCCAACGGCTCCCCGTTCACGTCCATGAACCACACCGGAGGGTTGGAATTGTACTTACGCAAGTTGGCTACTGTAGCGCCCGCTACCGCCGCCCCTATCCCAAACTTTTTGGTTCGGCACAGGTCTTTGTTGCAATGCGCGTTGATAGGGCTGTCAGAGCACTTGTAGACATAGTCTTTGCGCTGTAGCTGCTTCGCGACAATGTTAACCTCGTTCAGCGGCAGCGGCGGCTCAAGGTAGTCCATGTTGAACCGCAGTATCTCGGACTCCCAGCTATCTGGGTAAGCTTTGCGCAGGTAAACCCCCAGGTTAAAGAGGCCGTTGTTACGACCGCCCTCCGAAATCTTTGAGTTACACAAAATCTGCAAACACGGCGGACCGTCTTTAAGGTGATCTGTTTTTCCAGACGTCTCGACTTGCAGCTTTAAAATCTGCTCGGGGGTTTGAACATGAGCCTCATACAGCCCAAAAAACTCGTCTAGCGTCGCGGACGTGCCGTCGTCTAAAAACCCATACCGAAGACCCGCCTCGTGATCGAAGTAAGGAAGGTTCAGGAAATTCCCTACATCCCCTCGGTCCAAGTGCAAACGTATTTGCTTGGGGAAAATCTCGCT